TGCGACATTAGGTAACCCCCAGCCTATTAGGCCAGTTGGGAATGCGTCCCCCAGGACAGCTTTGAAAGCTGCCCGGACGTGACCTTGACTTGCTCGTAAGAGAGCCGAGGTCGTTGGTCTCCTTGAGGTTGACTTAGATCTAAGTCCTCAACAGTACGCTTGAGAAAGAGTCTGGCCCTTCGTAGGTCCAGCCCCGTCTCAGGGTCTGTGAGGAGATCAGAAGTCATATGATCCTCGCGGAGCGAACCCACCATCCTAGTCGCCAAGCTATTAGCCTGACGATAGGATACTTTGGGTGGTTCGGCCATTTGGTGTAGTAACCTTATGGTCTTTGAGTTGGTTCGGAATGAATGCCTAAAGGCTTTCATACCTACCTCAGGGGATGTTCTATCGAACCCCCGGATGCTATCGAGGGTGCTGTGCGCAATGCGCAGCTCCTCCTCTACAAGGTGGACCCACGGTAAACCGTGATCCAACTTGTAGGTGATGTGATCCGTAAGGCACGATAGTTTCCCTGAAACCACCTGCTCCAATGAGCCTTCTGGGAGCCCCGCTGTAGCGAGGTTCCGGAAGAATTTCAAGCACGCCGGTATGCCATTGGCGTAACCGGTAAGCGCGCTTGAAACTGGGGGCGGAAAGACATATCCCGAACGTTTCGGAATAAGTCCTACGCCCCCCAGCTCAACTGGGAGGTATAGCATCATTTTGCTATCGCGAGCAACCCGTGCTGTCTCCTTAGAGACATGCGCACAGAGCTCCGATGCCCTCCGATGCCCTATCCTCCCCTCTTGTTGCCGTAAATACATAGCGGCACCAAAAGAGGGCGGGATGCCCGGGTGCATTGGTTTGGACCCCGTTAAAGACGTTGTCCAATTTGCCTTTGCATCCCTCGTGACCCACGATTCATTACTTGTTGCCAACGCACGTATCGAAACGAACGTGCGCTGCAACAGAAAAGCGGAGTCACGATGTGAGAATTGATAAGCTTTCTCACAGAACAGCCCACGCAGGCAGCTCTTGTCGGAAATTCCGACGAAGGACTTCTTTATGTTCGGCGGCATTCCTGTCACCGGACCGAGAAGTCGGTGGTACCTTTCCACCAGCCACCTGGGCCACAGGGCCATCAGGTCATCCCCCTTCAAGTAGAAGGTCTTTGGTGATGCATGGAGAAACTCCGTACAAAACCAGAAGTGCACAGCCGACAACGTTGGCCAACTGCACGGGATGCCCATGAGGGTACCCATCTGGATCACTAGTCCATCGATGGTGCCACCGGAGATTAAATCTTCGGGGATGCCTATCGCCCGAGCGAGTGCCACGATCAGTGACATTCGTAGGTAATCGGTAGCAGCCGTAAGGTCTGCCGATAGGACAACTAGTTGATCCCGCCTCTTGCCCGACTGTGCGTTAGCACGCCAGGCAGAGGGTAACCGAATGGGTAACCTCTCCTCCTCCCCACTTAGTGGGAGCCCAATGGCACGGAAACGTTTAAGCTTCCGGAGGAGGGGAACACGGTAAGACTCAGACATAGCGATACGCTTGGCCGAGGACTTCGTGACCACCCTAGTCTTCCATCCATACTCCTTAAGGGCCATGGATGTAGACGAGGTGGGGTACCCCGAGTCTTTGATCGAGGAAAGGATCCCTGAAGTGATTTTCGTCACTGGTATTCTCGGAGAAGGATAGGAGCGGGATGACCCGCCGCTAGCGCCTTGTCGGAATGCCGTCCACTCATGTGGACTCATTTGACCTTTAGCCATCTCCCTGTAAACAGCGAGACGGCCACCCTCGGCTCTTGATCTTTCGGAACAAGCACTTGGAGATGTAACGCCTATAGACGTCACATCCGGCTTGATCGTTCCGATCCAGCGCTCACACCAACTGCCGAAGCTAGCAGGGGTGCCCCGACGTTCCATCTTAGTAGAAGGGACGAACGGAACCTCAGCAGAGCTGAGGCGAGCGTTTTGATCACGGATCGCAGGAGCTAGTTGCTCCTTAGGGGGCATGGGCAAAGCCCGTGCCAGGTACGACCACTGTAGCGCTTCCGCCACAGTGGCCATAGGCCTCACTTGGAATAACTTCCTATTCGGGATGTCAATATCCAAGCTCCCAACGATCCATGCACGTCGTGATGCAACGCAAAAGCGTTTCACCAGAGATACAAATCTCTCCTCGTGACTAGCGAGGACGACGAATTGGAGGAGTCGGTGCTCAATTGCGAGGCAGGTTATGATACCCCGCCTTACATTGTGCCCCCATTGTGATCTACACGCCAAAGCGGTGATAGACCAAGCCTTCAAGAATGACTTCAGGAAGAACCGAGACCTACGACTTAAGTCGTATACTTTCGAGTAGTGCATAGCACGCTCGAGTAGTACGTCAGTTATCCTCGTATGAGAGATAAATGACTGGCCCGGTTGATACCAGGAAGTCAACCCTTGTCGGCGTTCGGCCCTCCGCTTACGCGACGGTCGACCCCCGAGGGTACTTTGAGGATCTGCCTCTCCTCGCCGACGATAGCGTCGGTGAGAACCAGACTTCACCCCATCCCGATAGAGCATCGGGCGTTCCCCACGGTAGATATTATCTTCCGCGGAGCGACCTCCTTTGAGTTTTATAACTGGAAGGAAGGAAACAGTCTCACCCCTTTCGAGGTGGTGTGCCGGCTTTACAGCCGTAGCCTTAGGGTTCCTGTCGGAACCCGCACGACTCTTTCGAGTTGCAGGCGACCTTGTTGTTGCGCTTTCGCGTAGCA